CGGTGTCCCAAAACAAAACCCCAGGCTCAGCAGCAGCATGCGCACCTTCAATGATTTCGTGCCATATTTCTTTGGCGTCGACAGTCATCGATATTTTTGGGTCACTAGAATCTACTGGCCACCGGAGCTCAACTGTATCTTCGCTTTTAACTGCGTTCATAAATTCATCAGAAACCCTGATGGATATGTTTGCGCCTGTTACTCTTGATAGATCTCTTTTTATTTTTATAAAGTCTCTAATTTGAGGATGGTGGACAGATATCGTTAGCATCAATGCGCCGCGGCGGCCGCCTTGTGCGACTTCACGACAGGAATTGCTAAATCGATCCATAAAGACCTCAATACCGTCTGTCGTCCTAGCAGCATTTGCAGTGGTTAGACCTTTTGGCCTGATTGTACTCATGTCAAACCCGACACCACCACGTCTTTTTGCAATTTGTACCAACTCTTGATCTGTCTTTAGTATTCCGCCGTAACTGTCTTCAGGTGCATTGATAACAAAACAATTCGATAATGACTGAATTCTTTGGTTATTTCCGATACCAGACATCGGAGAGCCTTGGGGCACTATGTATTTAAAGTTCTTAAGAAGAGAATAAATCTCTTCCTCAGAAATAGGGTTAGGGTATTTTGACTCTACATAGGATAACTCTGATGCGATACGCTTGTGCATATCGTCAGGCGTTAGCTCCAAAAAATCGCCATTATTATTTGTAAGCAAATATTTTGTAACCACTACATTTGCAGCTAATTCATCTCCATTAAAATATTCTAAACATTTTTCATAGGCTTCTTTGTACGTATAAGTTTTTGACACCCACTATCTCCTTCAAACTCGATTTATTTCTTTCCACTTTTTTCTAATCAACTCTTTTGCTTCTCTTTTTTCATCTTTTTGGACTTCTACAAGAGTTGAAGCTTCACAGTCTACTATCTTAATACTAGAGCGCGCAGTATCAATGTGTATAGGAAAAAGTATGCCGTCTTTACCGGCTCTGTTTTTTGCAATAAAAATCCTACCAGCACCAGTTGATTTTTCGGTTGCTTTTCTTGAGAGCGAAACAACTAAATCAGCAACCATGGCCTTACCGTATGCCTCTGACATATTCTCAAGACCTACAATATCAGAATTTGCAGAATCTCTGTTTGCCTGACTAGCGGTCCAAACTGGCACCCTTAGTTCCATGGCTAAATTTCTAAGCTCTTCATAAATAAGCTTTAATTCATGGCGTAGTGAATCGTATTGTCTTGTAGAGCGCATGATATCTGCATAATCAATTAAAATAACAGAAGGTTTAAAGTTTCTGAGCGCTAGCTTCTCTATATGATTACGTATTGTAGTAACAGAAGCTGCGCCCGTAGGATATTCTTTAATTATTAGTCTTCCTAAGTCTCCGCTGTTCTTTTCGTAAAAGTCTTCAACTCTTTTCTTATTGTCTCTAACATCTGATGATGGAATGTCGCAAAGATTCGAGTCATACCTGATACCAACCGCTGATTCTGTTAACTCGAAGGTATAATGCAAGACATTCTTTCCATGTCTCATTGCATTTGCGCCCATTTGTACTAAATAATGAGACTTTCCTACGCCTGTATTTGCTGTCACAACGCCAATTTCGCCTCTACCGAGTCCGCCAGCCAGAATGTCTTTATGGTCAAGCTCTGGTATACCTGTTGGGCATACACATCTGTCTATTTTTTGAAAGCGTGCTTCAATATCTTCAAAGAAATCATGGCCGACAGTATTCGGCATACCAATTGAGATAGCTTCCTTCATTAACCCAATAACAGACTCAAAGTTGTCAGAACTGATCAGCTCCACAGATTGCTCTAGCGCCTCCTTAAACGCTTGACGCTTGCAGAAGTCAAGAGATCTTTCTTTTACATAGGCTATATCACCAGGATTTGGGTTTTCTCTCATCCTTATTAGGTAAGAAACAATTTGGTCCCGCAAAAGAACGTCGCCATCTTCGCTTAATGAGTCCTTTATAATACTGATTAGCAATGACTGTGTAGGGAAGCACCGGTATTGCCTAAAGTAATTAAAGTACTTTTCGCAAAGGTACTCAAGATATCTTAGCTCAAAAAAGTCAGGCCTCATGACCTCTACCATTTGTGCAGACCATTTTAAGTCGGTAAGCAAACCTTGAAATATTTTTTCTTGGAAAGGCTTGTTGTATTGCGCGAATTGACCTGCTGGTAAGTCGCTTAAAATAGCTGTCTTGGTAACTGCTGATGTCATAATTTTCCTTTTATTTCAAGGTCTTGAGTGTCATAAAAAGCTTGTCGTAATCTACATTGGTTATTTGAAGATTCATTAATGATCTTATGAACCCTAGCTTATCTCTTTTAGGTACTGATTCCATAGCAAAATTAATTTTTTCTACTTGAAATGCGGAAAGATTTCCGTACCCTAAGTGCATAAGCTTCCAGTTTTTTCTTATCTGATCTTCATGTGTAACAATACTATCATAAAGCTTTAGGTTACTTTGTTCTTGAAGTTTTTTACATTTTGTAACTATGTCGTCGACAGTAAGACTTTCACTGCTTTTAAAGCTAACGAATCTTTTGGATAGGCTCTTAAAACCTACACCTGGGGCACCTTTTAGCCCGTCAGACGCATCGCCAATAAAGCACCTTGCAAGACAAAAATTTTCAGGATGAATGTTAAAGTTTTCTAAAACACTTTCTGTATCCCATTGCTTTTTGCTTCCAGGAGACCAAACTTTTACTCTGTCATCTATTAGCTGAAAAAAGTCTTTATCTGTAGAGATTATTACACAAGAGTCATCTTTTAAGCTTGCGCTTACTAGATACGCTATGATATCGTCGCCCTCGCAGTCAGGAACATAAACCTGCTTTACGCCAGACTTCCTCAATAAAGACACTAACTGGGCAATTTGTGAATTCCTGTTTTCTAGTGTGTTAGGTATTTCATCATAGAATCTGTTTAACTTAACAGGACGTCGGCCACCCTTATAGGAAGAATCAACTGCCCTTCTCCTTGTTGAGCCGCCGCCTTCCCATGTAACAATTACATCCTTAGGAGAATACCTCTCACAAAGAAGCTGTATCCCTTTAAGGAACCCTACTATTCCACCTACGTGTTCACCATTGGTGTCCATAGTAGGGTTCGCAGCCCAATGTCTATAGAACACATTTAGGCCATCTATGACCAGTATAGGACGACTAGACATCTAGGTCTTCAATCCCTTCAAGATTTAAGTCCATAGCTACAGATCTTACTTCTTCATAAGACTCTGTATCGATATTTACAGTTTCGTTACTTTCCATTTTTCTTAGCATGCAGTCCTGCAGCAATGCCTCGATGTACTTGTAGTATGCTGGATCTTTCCAGACTTCGCCAAAATCAGCTTTATAAAACTTCTTTTCTACAGTAACTTCGCCGGTGGTGGCGTCTGCGACTATTAGCTTTTTCCATGATGAAGTCCCGCTAATGCATATAGACTTTCCTTCGATAATCGATTCACCGTGCTTTCTTAACTCATCAAAAACTTGTTCATGCTCTACGATACCTTTCCCAAAATGGATTTCAAAATTACACTCTCGGAAAGGTGGAGCAACCTTATTTTTGATTGTCTTTGCTCGAACGTGAATACCAATAACTTCTTTGTTCTTGTTAGTGATGTGCTGTCCTGCTCCAAGCTTGATCCTTACAGATGAATGAAACGGAATCGCTTTACCCCCAGGCGTAGTTGTAGGATCTCCGTACATAACGCCAATCTTAGTCCTGGTCTGATTTAAGCAAATCAGCAAAACATTTTGATTAGCAATTACTCCTGTGATTTTTCTCATTCCTTTTGAGATGGCCCTAGCTTGCAAGCCGATGGAGTTTTGGTCATAATCACCTGTTAGCTCAGCCTTTGGTGATGTTGCTGCGACAGAATCCCAAATAATTGTTACAGGAACATCCTTGTCCATAGCTTTTGCTTTTAAAATTGTTGACTCAGCAATAGCCAAAACCTCTTCTGTACAGTGGGTATCGACATATACAAAACGCTTATCTATATCTACACCTAACAAAGATAAGTTTTCAACGCTAGTCGCGTTTTCAGTATCGATGTATACAACTATACCACCTGATCTTTGCGTTGATCGTGCTATTTGAATTGCAATATGAGATTTGCCAATTGATGGTGGGCCAAAGATTTCTACAATTCGACCTTCTGGTAAGCCTCCGTTTGGACGGTTTGCGATAATATAGTCAAGCTGCTTTGAGCCTGTGCTAATCCACCTGTTTACATGTGTCGGTGATTCATCGGTAGATAAATTGTAGGCAATCCTTGACCCATGCTCCTTATTAAGGGATTTAATTAGATCAGAAGTAAATTCATCACTAGGGGCTTTCTTCTTTTTAGACATATTGTTTCTCCATCAGATTTATACAAATATAAACGCTATCTTCAAGGTGTTCATAAAAAACAAGGGGGAGAATCTCTTCTCCCCCTTATAAGACTTAGCCTTATTTACTAGGCTTAAAAGTCGTCTTCTAAATCTGCGAAGGCGTCGTCTAAACTCTTGAATTTAGATTCTACAGCTTCCTTATTCTGAGGACTCTTTTGTGCAGGGGAGCTTGTGTTACTGTTACGAGCGGTTCCAAAATCACTGGAAGTCGATTCATCATCGCCGCTTAACCAGTCGTTAACAATCTTTGTCAAAACATCGTATGACTTTTCTTCATACATGTCTTCTATAGACGGAATAGCGTCAGTCCAGACCTTCATTTGTTTTGTGTCATCACCAAGCTGAGATTGCTTCCCTCGAGGTCGTACCTCTGTGGTTGCCCATTGTCGACCAGGGGCCTTCGTACAAACAACCTTGATATCACGACCATCAATAGGATCGGTAATATCGCCATAGTCTTCATCAAGCATAATGTTAAGTAAAGACTGATAGACAGTTTTTCCAAATGCCCAAACACGTACGCCTTTGTCTTCCTCACCTCGAACTACAACAGGAGCGTAATACCGAGCCTTCGGGTATAGCTTCTTAGCTAGTTCGTATGACTCCTTAGTACCTTCATCACGAAGCTTTGTAATAAGCTCTTGAATAGGATCAGGATTGCCAAACTGATACGGAGCCAGTAGGCCTGGGTTTGTACCGATGTTATAGTAGAACCATCGTTCAGAAAACGGAAGACCGTCATCATTTCCAGAGAATGCCAGCAGTCGTACTACAGACTCCTCACCCTCTTGTGGCCGCCACATAGTGTTACGTCGTGAATTAGTACCAGATAGCTGGCCAAGCTTCTTGCGAAGCGCATCAAAATCAATTGCCATTTTTAACCTCCAAAGTTTAATATGCAATTTTGCAGTTTCTCAATAGTCCTTAAGGACATTACAAGTATAATAGCGATTAGCTAATTTTTCAAATTTTATTTATTATTTTTTGATTTTTTCGAGGACTTATTGGGATACGTAGCGTCAGTACCAAGCGGAGTAGTCGCGCCTGCGATGGCCGCGGAAACAACTTGCTCTTCTTTTTCATGGTCGTCCTCCTGACTAAGATCAGGCTCTGTTAAAACCTCTTCTTCTTCCAGCATCTCTCTAATAAGTTTTCTTAATTCTTCCATGTTTATAACTATGTAGTAAATCTGTGTTGAGGCTCAATTTCGAAATATTGTGGTTCACATTTTTGTAAGTTATCAGATAGCCACTTAGTTTCAATTTCGGCTTCCTCTACATTATTTACAGACTTCCACCAACATACTAACTCTGGGTTCCAACGATAACGACGTTGTTTAAGCATGGGGTTTTCTTCCCGCAAAGATCCAGCTGCAAAGACGTGGTAGTCTGACTCCATTGCGTTCAAAAGCATTTCTTTCATATAAGACCCGGAGCGCAGCAAGTGTAAAGTGGCATCACAATCAGCAACAGCGTTATGAGAATCATAGAAAAATCCGTGCCAAGCGCAGAGGACCTCTAGAGCCTTTGAAGCACGACAGATACTGGACCAATCAACTTGACTCATAGAGCAGCACCAGACAACATCAGAGGGCACGATTTCGCCATTCTTCTTAAGGGCTGCTTCCACCCATTGTCTATCAAAAGCAGCGTTATGACAAACTACAAATTGACACCTCGAAAGGATTTTACTTACCTTATCCCAAGGTATAGAGTGACCTTTAAGATCTTCGTCCCGGAAACCAGTAATATCTATAATGATATCATCTAACGGATGAGTCGGTTGTTGAAGATACGCTATACTTTTCTTAACACCGGACACTTCTCCGGTGGATGGAGAAACAAAGAAAGGCCTTAAAGCTATTTGTATGATTTCGTTTTTGTCTTTATTCAGACCAGTTGTTTCTACATCAAGAATTACGCCTGGGACATCACCAGGTTCTGGTTCTCTATCAGGAGCGTCTAAACTCATAAGTTTTGTAAGCGTTACTTTACCGTCTATCTCTAAATGCTTCATGGTTCTCCCAAGCTGATTACATTGCTAAAGATAGTATAACAAAAAAATAAGACATTTACAAGAAGCTATTTATCTTCTTTCTTTTTTTCTTTTTTCGGGGTCCAGCTATTTTTCATAGGTGAGCTATAAACAACAACAGTGCCTGAATCGAGCCTATCTATCTGTATTGGGATATCTAGAGACAGCATATCGGCGTTGAGCGCACCAATTAGGGTATGGTGTAGATACTTAGCCCCATTTCTGCTATCTAATTCGCCCATTTTTATTTGTATTCCAGTCATTTTCCCTTGCGAAACGTTAGACATACCGGAATATGACTTTTTCATTGCGCCATTACCTGCAATAGCCTGTGTGATGATAGACTTCACGCCTTTAAAGCCAGATGTCTTTTTAGACACGCCAAGGTTATCCATAAGTTCATCAGGCGCCTCTTCAGCTAACGCTCC